AAGGAGACGCACCTTGTTCCCCAAGCTGACGAACCCACTGACGAAGGCAATCCGCACGTCTGAGGGCGTGCTGGTGTGGGTCATCAACGCCGGTCTCGCCGCCGCGGCGACCATCGATCCCTCGAAGCTCCCGCCGAAGGAGGCCGCGATCGTCGCATCTGGCCTCACCGCTCTGCACGTCGCGAGCCGCACGCTCCTGAAGGTGATCGCCGTGCAGGAAGGCGTCGGGGTGCCCGCTCCTGAAAGCGTCGATGTGCCCGCCGAGCTGAAGAAGCTGGTCGTCGATGCCGGGCTCGCGTCGGATCAGCGCTTCAACCAGATGGGCGGCGTGCTCAACGACGGGATGAACGCGCTGAACAGGACGCTCGCTGCTCACATCGAGGCGATCGCACGGGCGCTCGACAAACCGGGTGGTGTCGTGCCTCAGCAGGCGCCCGCGCAGCCAGTGGCCGGCGCGGGCGCGGCGGCACCCGGCAACGATCAGCCGTCGGGAGCATGAAGCGCTTCTCTCTGGCGCTGCTGCTGTCGCTGCTCGCTCTCGCGGGCTGCGGCGGTGGCAGCACGCCACACCACCAGCTCCATCCGAGCGTCGTCTCCGGGCCGTCCGCGCACTCGCCGACGTTCGGGCTGCCGCCGATCGGGGTGGCTCCGCCGCGGCGCCTTGCGCCGACCGCCGTGCCGACGCTGGAGATGTTCGACTCGGTGACGCTCTCGACCGTGCCGAGCACGGCGCGGGTGGTGGCGGGCTATACCGCGGGAGCATGGCCGACCTATCCGTCTCTAGTCCGAGCGTTTCCGCGAGCACACCACGTCTCGATCGCCGTTGGAGCGCGCTACGCCGCGCGTTGCCTCGACATCGAGCCGGGCGACGCCACCGTCAGTCAGGCGACCGGCTGGTATCGGTTCGCCCGCCGGCGCGGCGTGGCGAGGCCGTGCTTCTACGCAAACCTGTCCACGATGCCTCTCGTGCGGGCGAACCTGGCGAATCACGGGATCGGTCGATCGCGAGTGCTGCTGTGGGACGCGGACTGGACATACGAAGCGCATCTGGACGCCGGCTACGACGCGACGCAGTGGACGAATCACTCGCTCGGCCGCAATCTCGACGAGAGCACCGTCACGTTGACGTTCGCCGGTGTCGAGAAGCCCAAGCCCAAGCCAAGGCCGCGACCGAAAGCGACGCACGCACAGGCGAGAGCGGAGCTGGCCACGCTCAATCGACTGCTCGGGGCCTACGGCCGGCGCGACCGGCGCGGGCACAACTGTCAGCGTCCGCCGTACCGCCACGCTTACCCAAGCGCCCACTACAACCACGCCTGCTCCGTATGGGCGGCGCGTGCGAGAGCCGACCGGAGAATCTTGCGCTGATATCCGGCCACAACTGCAATGCGGCCCTTCTGGCCGCATGTCCAACGGTGGACACGTTGATCGCGTGCGTCCACTGCCACCGCTATGATCGCCACAGGGTGAAATATGTCTGACGACGCAGCCCCGCCCGAGACGGGCACCACACCGCCAGCGGCTCCTGCCGCGGGCGCTGGCTCGACGCCACCGGCAAGTTCAGGTGGAGGCCAGAGCATCGACGCATTTCCGGCCGAGGCTCAGGACTACATTCGGCGTCTCCGACAGGAGAACGCCTCTCACCGCAACGAAGTCAAGGACGAGCGCAAACGGCGCGAATCCCTAGAGACGGACGGGCAGCAGGCGTTGACCGCCGCTGAAACTCGCGCGTCCACTCTGGAGGGGAAGCTCCTGCGCTTTGAAGTCGCCGCGGAGAAGGGCTTGCCATTGAAGTTCGCCGCGCGTCTCCAGGGCTCCACAAAAGAGGAGATGGAGAAAGACGCGGAGGAGCTGAAGAAGGAGTTCGGACTCGACGGCACGAACGGCTCGACGCCGGGGGCTGCTAGTGGGTTCGATGGTGGCGTTCGCCGTCCCGTCAACAAGCCCAAGGGCATGAACGATCTGATTCGTCAGGCCGCAGGGCGATCCTAACCCGAGCGAGGTAAGTCAGACATGCCCTATGCAAACGTCGAGGGACGGAGCGCAACTCAGGCCCTCGTGCCCGAGGAGGTCGCGAACGACATGCTGGGGCATGTCGCCACTCAGACCTCCGCTGTGCTCGCACAGTTCAAAAAAGTGCCGGTGATGAGCGGCCAGTCCCGCTTCCCCATCCTGAGCGCTCTGCCCTTCGCCTATTGGGTGAACGGGGACACGGGTCTCCGTCAGACCACCGAAGAGCAGTGGAGCAACAAGTTCCTGAACATCGAGGAGATCGCGGTGATGGTGCCGGTGCCCATCAACGTGCTCGACGACGTGTCGGACGACGGCGGCTTCGACCTGTGGTCGGAGGTCATGCCCGATTGCGAGATCGCGATTGGCCGCACGCTCGACGCCGCGGTGTTCTTCGGCACAAACGCTCCCTCGACCTTCCCGACGTGCATCGTCACCGATGCCGAGGCGCGCGGGTTTGAATTTGAAGAGGGCTCGTCCACGGCCGAAGGTGGCGTCCAGAACGACCTCGACGAAACGATCGGCCAGTTGGAGATCGCGGGCTTCGACCCGAGCGGGATCGTCGCCAACCGCACGCTGAAGGGCAAGCTGCGGCGCGCGCGTTCCACGATCGGCGAGCGTCTGACCGGCGTGAACCCCGAGATCACCGAATACATGGGCATGGGCATCTCCTACCCCATGCGCGGTCTGTTCCCGACCGGGGCGAAACGGGCGGAGGCGTTCGTCGGCGACTACACCGAATTTGCGGTCGGTGTCCGCAAGGACATCTCGGTCGAGTTCTTGAAAGAAGCCGTCATCCAGAACAGCGCCGGCGAAATCGTCGTCAACCTCGCGCAGCAGCGGATGGTCGCCATGATGCTCACCTGCCGCTTCGGGTGGCAGGTGTCCAACCGCATCCGCTACGACCAGACCGACGAGACGAAACGCTACCCCGTCGGCATCCTCAAGTCGAAAACCTGAGACGAGGCCGGTCGAGTAGATGACCGACCTGACGCAAGGAAGGGCTCCGGGCCAACTCGACCCGGAGCCCACGCTGTTTGGCACTGCGCGCGTCGATCCCGTTGTGGCGCCCGACGGCTCGACGGAGCTCAGCCGGGCGGTCGAATGGATCAACCGTCGGGCGCGACGCTTTGCGTTCGGCGGGATGCTGCGCGCGCGCAGGCAGAATAGGAG